CATGCTCAGGACTCTTAATACCCAGAGTTCCGTCGTATTTGCCATCACCAAAAAACTTTCGAACCGATTCGATGTCTTCGGCAATTGCAGCTTTGATCTTGACTTTACCTTCCTTCGTAAACAAATCGTTGATTACTGGCTGATAACGAACAGGATTACCAGCTTCGTCGACGAGTGTTACAGCCGTAATGAATGGAATCGGGGTAGTAAGTGGATTTGGAATTCCAAGAATATCAACAATCTTGAGTAGTGCGTCGACGATCCTCTTCTGAAACCATACGTCGATCTCTTTTAAAAACTCGCGGACCTTATACTTCATCTCTTGTTCTTTTGACTTGATCTTCTTAAAGACGTCAGTCATCAGAATACCAGTAATATCATCGACTAGCTTTTCCATGTCTCGAATAGCTTCGATGAGTTCTTTGCCGCACTCGTCTTGAATAAACTTTGCTTGTAACTTCAGTTGGCTAATGATCTTTGCAATGCCTACGAAATAGTCTTCCATTTGACGGAAAGATATTTGCCCGTTAGGACCACATTCTAAATTAGGAACTTCAGGAACATAGACTATCGGTCTCATGCATTGATTCCAACAATTGCGGCTTGAATATCCACCGCGCCTGATTTTGATACCACCTGTACACTGCCATTATTAGCATAGATCCCTACATTGCCTTCGTTTGCAAAGATGTCGAGATCTGATTGAGCAGTGATAACAATCTTACCTTGGTTACATGTGATCTCAATATTCTTATCACCCTTCTCATCGCCGACATTAAAAATTGTCATGTTGCCTGAGGCTAATTGAATATGATCTTTTACTGACTTTGTCACGATGGTTCCATCTGGCAAGATCTCGAGATAAGATCCTGACTTATGATAAACTTGTACGCGCTCTGATCCAGGAGTATCATCTAGCTCTACTAAGTGACCGCTGCGAGTAGTCATGGTATTATTATAAGGATATCTCGCCTTGTACTTCGATTCTGGTTCAACGTAGAAACCATCATCAGTCTTAATTCGATTTTGAGTTTTTTCTTCTGGTTCACCTTGACCACGAGCATATGAAGATACGCTGTGATTGCCTTCTGGCGCATAGTTTAACACACCAAGAATATATGCCGACTGTTGATTTGGAAGCTTCATGCACATGACTCGAGATCCCTTTAAGAGACCAGTCGGACTTAATCCAATTCCAGAGACTCCGGCGCTCGTAGTTGGCATCATAACATATGACGGTAATAAATCTTCAGAATTCACTTGATTAGAGTGACCTAAAAGTTCTCTTACTAAAACTCTGCCAGTTTGTGGTTTATCAGCTTCTAAACCGAGATCTGTCGTCGGATCTTCTGCTACTATACCTTCAAAAAATCTTGGAACTTGCATTTATCATCCTCTAAACTGTGTGTGTTTTTGGCAATCCACCGATGCCATCTTTTACGAGCTCTAACCCCTGTGCATATTCTGCTTTTTCATTGAAAGTCAGCATATGACGGCATTTAGTTACAACATAATTACCTGTCGTGACAGCGCTATCTTCATTCACAGGATTTTCTTCTCCTCTTGTAAGGCCAGCCGCTTCGGGTAATTGACAGTGAATCACATCTCCAACAGTAATGGCTGAATCTCCATAAATAGTGATTTGCATAACCACTGTTAAAAAGTGACTCATGTAATAAGGCATATGATTAAACTTTTCGGCTCTCTCTGCATTTCCAACAGTCGGATCAAAAGGAATCGCTCGAGGAGCTCCTTCATTTCCATCTTCAGTTTTCTCAACCTGAGCTTTAAGATTTGTAGATGCAGATCCTTCGTTTAGTGTTTCAAATTGTAAATTTTTTGGATCAGCTTGAAAAGAAATGATGTCTCCAGTGACACTATTTTGTAGTTGACACGTCGATCTTCCACCTCCAATTAATCTTAAAATTCCTTCGTTGCCGCTTTGAATAATTTTAGTAGTTAAGATGTTTCTCCACTTTGCTCCGGTTACATTTAAGTTGGTTAAAGTAGATTGTGTAAAACACTTGTCGCCGATATTTTTTATGCCTTCTTTGATTAACGCTTCCATGCTTTTAAAAACAAATCCGTACTTGTTTTCAAAGAAGTAAAAACAATGGCCGTTAAATTCTTGAGACATTGCATGTTCTAATCTAATTTGATCAATACACTCGAATGGAGTCTTTTCAGTAAAGTTAAATGCATGCAACCCACGAGTTTTTTCTGCAAAGAAAGGTTTATTTGATTTCGTTAAGTTAAGATATGCTTTTACCATATTCTCGCACTCGATGTTTTTCCTAACAAGCGGTGTGTTTTTTATGGTCGAAGCTTTCCATGCTTCATATGTAACACACTCCACTTTATAAATTAGTGCTTTATCATCGGGAGAATTAAAAGTAACTGGTTTATTAATAACATAAAGTTCGTATCGAATAGACGATTTTGAATTATCTTCGTCTGTTGTAAAATCAATGATAATTTTCTTATCTGTAAAAACAAATTTATCTCCTGCGCCCTTCGCCTCATAGAATTCGAATTGTGCACGAACAGCAGGTTCGAGTATAGATTCATATATGTTTGCTTGTACACAGACAGGAGTCAAATCAACAGCCTTGCCGCAATCGACAGTTTTTGCTGTATTATCAATCATTAAGAACTCGTTAAGTTTAAACTGCCCGTCTCTAATTTGAGAAATCATATTACGAACTCAATTGTTGTATAAATTGTTTTTCTGTTTCAGCGAGATAAGAAGACTTGAGAACAAATATATTTCGCTTCAATTCGTTTCTTTCTTTCTCATCATCATATGCATTTACGGCATACCAATACTCTGTTTCTGCAGTAGAAATGTTTTGCTTTATCGGAGTAATTGTTTTTATTCCTTCTGCTTGATTGACTGCAAAAGTTCCGTTGACGTGCTTTACGGTTAAGCTATTATTTTCAAGATCAACATAGTCAACGGTCGCATAAGCACCAGTGCTCGTCTGAGACACTCGATCTCCGACTTGGAATTGTGTTGGAGAAGCAGTAAGAGTCAACGATAATATTTTGTTTGTGGATACTATCCAATCTTCTTTGATTCTTTCGTAGCCGATCACTGCACCAGTATTCGTAAGTTTTGGCTTCCAATACTTTTGAGTATTTGTAGTTTCATCGGCAAGGAGAGAATCGTATTGTTGAAGAGTAATAATTCTTTCATCTTCATGCCAGTTTAATCGATAGAAGAGAGTAATCGCTCGAGCATTCGAATTTGATCCATACTTTGTTTCAATATAATTCTTAAAATCTTCTGCTGATTTATAGTAATCGTAATAAGGATCAACGATGTTGTTCGTAAGATAGATCATCCAGTCAAATTTCGAAGATCCGTAATAGTTATAAGACAAAATGTCTGGCCTCTCGAAGCCTTCTTCAAGAGTAAACTGAAAGGTAGAATAGATTTCTTTTTTTGTTTTATCAGTAAAGTCGACGCGTGCCAAGATATTCTTGGCAACGTTTCCTCCATAGTCTACAACTGGAAATCGATCGAAATATCTTGCCATTATTAGGGTTTCTTTTCTTCTTTATTACTAAGCGCACCTTCTACGTAACCCGTAGTGTCAGCTATTGTTTTATCAATATTAAAATCAAGTCCTGCAGCATCAATGCCTTTTTGTATTTGCGTCTTGAAAGTTTCCCAAGTTTCGCTCAGACGATCTCCGCCTTCTCTGCCATAATCACGCGAAGTTTGAATCTGTGTTTCAATCATTGAAATTGAACATTCGATAAATGCCGGGTGGCTTGTGCCTTCAAAGAATGCAGGAATTCCTTGTGGAGAGTAATTGAGTTCAATCGATTGAATGAGACACGGGAAAAATTGAATTAATCCAGGTTCACCTTTCATAATTCTTAATTCTGGTTGACATAAGAAAGGATATGCGAGGGCCGCAGTTCCTAAGCTACTATATGATGGCAAAGCATATGCTTTCATTGCTTTCAACAGATTCATTAACTGTTGACTTTCTTCTGGATTACGAGGAGCAAAAGTCCATTCGAATCTGTGAGTACGGAGTGGAACGCCGCTAAATAAAGCTTGTATGTGAGGATTTGGAACAGCGCCAATCGCTTGAGCGCCGAGAGCTCCTACATCTCCTGTTGATTGAACCATCGCGCTAAAAGCAAGCGCGGCGACTGAATTTGTTATGGCTTGTGTTCGTTCTTTACCGCCTGGTGCTGTTACAAAGTTTTGCATCGCATCTGCAATTCCACCTTTCAGACCTGTGGCATTTGGAGCAACTTCAATATCAAAGCTTTCTCTTATTCCTTTCGGAAGAGGAAGAGCAAATGCTTGTACAAACTTAAGATCTCCTTTTGTATGAGGAGAAGGACGTTGGTATTGTTTAAACTTAAATGACATATAATAATTTTCACTGATGTGGTCAGGAAATTGCATCGTATCCAAACCATCAACAGTAATTTTATTCGAAGCTCTTTGAATAGCATCAACATATGTTTCGGCAAAAGCAGAAGCACCTATGATATTACCATTCTGTGGATTGAAATTGTTACGAATGTCGGCGCAAGATGCTCGTTTCATTTCGCTTGTAAATGTTTGGAAATACTTGTCTTCGAGGCCGGCAGTTAAAGAATCTCCGAATCTTGCAGAAAGTTTCGCTGCAGTTGCATCAGAAAATCCTGCCTTCTTTAGTGCTTTGGCAAAAAGATCTTCGACTGCATTCTCGAGTTTATCTTCGAGCTTATTCGTAATCCTTTTAGCAAGGTTATTCAGAAGCCCTCCCGAGCCCTTTTTAAAGTCATCTAAGCTTATTAAAAATCCGTCTCTTGCCATACTGTCTCTCAAATTTAAAAAGGCTATCAGCTTATTTATAAATAGATTTATGGCTTATCAAGGAAAGTTTCGACCAAAGGATATAAAGAAATATCTCGGGGACTCGAACAATATCGTATATCGTAGTCGATGGGAACTTAAGTTCATGATGTACTTAGATTCTCATCCGAATGTCGTGCAGTGGGGGAGTGAAGAGTTAGTGATTCCTTATCGCTCTCCTCTCGACAATCGTGTACATCGATACTTTCCAGACTTCATTGTGAAGAAAAAATCACCAGAAGGAAAGATCGATACGATTGTCGTCGAAATAAAACCTCATGCGCAGACACGGCCTCCGGTGGTGATAAATAAGCCTAATAAGCGTTACATTAATGAAGTCATGACATGGGGTGTCAATGAAGCCAAATGGAGAGCTGCAGCAGTATACTGCAATGATCGCGGTTGGAAGTTCGACATACTTACAGAAAAAGAACTAGGAATTAAGTTTTAATGGCAATAGTCTTTGATACTATCATCACACAAGGTGTTCGTTCAGGACAGATTCCTGCGCGTACGAACTCTGCGCGTGAGTGGTTCAGAGATACTGCCGGCAAAATGAATCGTATCAATGAGCGTGAGATGATGAAGGGTGACGTAAGTCGTATGACTACTCAGCCTCTGCTCGGCTCGATGTACATGTTCTACTATGATCCGAAACATAAAGAAGAGCTTCCATACTACGACAGATTTCCTCTGATCTTTCCATATAAGAAAGTCAAAGGCGGATTTATGGGACTCAACTTACACTACTTGCCGTTGCAACTCAGAGCGAAGTTAATGGACGGTTTATATGACTTTGCAAACAATACTCGTTACGACGAGTCGACTCGTCTGAAACTCAGCTACGAACTCATGACTCAGGCAGCAAAGCTAAGATGGTATGCTCCATGCATTAAGCATTATTTGGCTTCACATGTGCAGTCAAAGTTTATGTACGTTTACCCATCAGAATGGGATATCGCTCTCTTTTTACCAACAGAACGTTTCGTCAAAGCAAGAAAGAACCAAGTTTGGATGGACACGAAAAGAATGCTAGGAGTTACTAAGTAATGTCAAACAAAGCTGAAGGAAGAACCAAACAAAATACCCTCGCCGGGAGACTTTTAACTTTTGCAAGTCCAGCAGTTGAGGCTTTATCTGGAAAACCTATCAGTGCATTTGTTCAGGCGAGTCAAACGAAAGGTGGTAGAGGCGGAGGAAGAGCTCCACAAGGATCATCAGAGCGTGCTCATCAAGATGTATTTGATAGGATTGCGGCTCGTGATAATCCGCAAGGCGCGCAGGGCTCTCAAGGCGCAACAAGCAGAGGTGGTGCACAAGGTGCAACTGCGAAACCTAAGCCTGCGGCAAAAACACAAGTAGCTAAAGGCGTCAATAATAATACAAAACAAGAAATTGAAACTAAAAATTCTGAATTTAGCACCGGTGAACGCAGTAAAGGCATATTTAATATCGGTCGATTTAGAGCCGAAGTTTCTGGTGCAGATAGTATACTTCCTACACATAGCTTCTTAACAGTTTTTGCTCCGATGCCATGGGCAATAAAAAAGTTTCCAGCCGGAAATCTCGATTCGATTCTGACAATGAGATGCGATAATGTTGTTCTTCCTTCTATTAATCTATTACAAGAACAAAATATCAGAAGATACGGATTTGGTCCAGTTGAAAATGTTGCGTATGGCGTAAATGTCGGAGATTTTACTCTTCAGTTCATCGTCGATAAAGACGCGCTGGTTGTAGAATTCTTTGAAGAATGGTTAAATCTAATCGTCAATCGCGACTCTTTTGGTGGCGCGAATATGAATAATAATAAAATTGGTGGTTTGCGAAGACCATATGAGATCGCTTACAAAGATACGTATGCGTGTCCGAATGTAAATGTATTTGTATATGATCGGTCACAAAATGCTGTGATGGAATATCATATATATGATGTGTTTCCTACCGGCATACAAAGCATGAATATGTCATGGAGCGAAGAAAATACTTTAATGAAGTTAAACATCACTTTTTCTTTTACTGATCTTCGAATTGAAAGATCGAAATCGAAGAATAAAAAAAGCCAATCGATTAATGATGAAATTAAAGTGACTGCGACTGGTCCGTATGCGGTTCAAGGAATGGGTGCTGGAGGTGTTGTTGATCTTGCTACTCTCGATCCAACAGGCGCCCGAGGTCTTGAATTAACAGATCTATCAAATGAAACTACAATCATCGGCGATGGATTTAGATCAAGAGGTTCGCCACCTCCTCTTCCGCCAAACACATTTTCTAACCGCGGCGTTGAACTCGCCGGGTTTCCGAAACGATATGACACACTTGGAAATCAAATAACAACTGTCGAAGCATAATTTATAATTTAGGAGAATATATAATGCCTTTACCAAAAATCGACCAACCACTCTTTGACGTGACGATTCCCTCTTCAAAGAAAAAGATTCTCTTTCGACCATTCTTGGTGAAAGAAGAAAAGATCTTGCTCATCTCTCAACAAGGCGGCGAAGACACTGATGTGATCAGAGCCATCAAACAGATCTTAAAACTTTGCGTGCAAGATGAAGATTTTGATGTCGATAAGCTTACGACTTTCGATCTTGAATATTTGTTCTTAAAACTGCGAGCGAAATCTGTCAACAACATTGTCAAGTTATCTTATCGTGATAACGAAGACGATAAAGTTTATGACTTTGAATTAAACCTTGATACGATTGAAGTCGAAATGCCAGAGGGTATTGATTCGACTATTAAACTGTCTGATAATATTGCAATGATCATGAAGTATCCGAGCTCGAGCATCACTGATAAAATCACGCAGTTTGATAATGAAGTCGATCTCATGACATTCTTTATCATTAACTGTATCGATACCATCGTAACAGAAGAAGAAATTTATCCTGCTTCTGAATATACAGACAAAGAACTCGAAGAGTTTCTCGATCAATTGCCAGTCAATTCTTTCGATTTAATTCGGCAATTCTTTGAGAAGATGCCGAAGTTATATCATAAGATTGAATACACAAATGAACTTGGTAATGATAGGAGTATCGAGTTAACGAATCTCAAAGATTTTTTTATGTGGCGCTGAGTCACAACTCGCTTCAAAACTACTATAGTATGATCTT